TGTTGTATATCTTATAACCTTTGGATCATTAGTCTTAACTCTATAAGGAGTACAGACTATATCTTTCTGTGCGACCACCATTCTAAGTGGACACTCCGGTTCAAATTCTACATCAGCGTCTATGAATAATAAATAATCTTTATCAGATTTCATAAACTGAGCTGTTAAAATATTCCTTGCGTAAGAAACGTAAGGAGATTTTAAAGTGTTGATATCTACTTTAATGTCGGCTCTTGTTAGATCAGCCACTAACTTACACATAGAAACCATCGTTTGAATCTTAACTGAATCATAACAAGGCATCGCTATATATAGACTAGGTTTTTTTAGTTCTGTCATATTAATTTTACTCCATCTTTTAGTTTTAAGTCTCCCACTTTCTTATTTATCCATCCCGAGCGATCAAAGTGACTGGTTTGAGGGAGCATTTTGTCATACCATTCCGGCTCTTTTATTTTTTTTAAATTCCACGCATAGTAAGAGCCATCGCTAAACTTACACACATATCCAGGAATTTTATCTCCACAATTTTTCATTAAAAAATCATATTTTATTTTTTCTATTAAGGAACCATCAAATCTTTCTGGAGTATACGCTTCGCGATTCTTTAACTCCATAACATAATTCGTGTTATGCACATCAATGGGACTCATTGGATCCATTTCTCTGTTAATAGGATCTTTAGAAAAAACCGATTCATTTAGTTCGTGAATCATTTTATTTTGTTGGTTATACCAGTTCACTAATTCTCCTATAAGAATCTAAATCTACAACATTACTTTTACGCTCTACGGTAGAATAATGATTTATAATTTTTTGAATGCCGGGTAATTTGACGTGAGCATAGGGAAATAAAAGACAGGCGACGTGAAAAGCATCTCGGTGAGTACATCTCCAACGCCATTGTTTCTTTCTCCCTGGTTTAACTTTTCTTGGATTTAATTTACCACATCCTAAAACTTCAGTGAGCCAAACTAAAATGGAATATTCAGTCATAGCTATTTCCATTCTAATGGACCAAACATTATGCACAGGTTTGCCCGGGCGGTTATGTCTTTTTTGTTTTAACTTTTTATAATAAACACTTCCCTCACCATCAAACAGTCCGGCAATGTAAGCTATATCAGTCTCTCTCATCTTCGTATAAAATTTGTTCCTTTCCATCGTAGTCATAATAATAACCCGATATTTTTTTCTTCTTTCTATTATATTTTTTCTTAGATTCTACGCGCCTTTGCTTATATTTAGGTGTTCGGAGGTCTTTGGCTACAACGTTTTTTGTCATTGTAGCCTCGCCTGTTTAGCCATTTCTTCTAATTCTTCAAGGGTTGGCTCTTCTAAAGGCACTTCGCCTTCAGACTTACATTTACCACATTGAACGATCATATCATAAATTTTGATATAACCATTACCATTACACTTATCACAAATGTATTTATGATTAGCTATTCTTATCTTTTCCATTTGCTTTTGCACCTTTGTTGTCTTTAAAAAATCTAATTAGACGCCCGATCATTTTAGAGCGAGTCCTATTAGTTTTTTGCGCAAGAACGGTAAGATCCTCCCAGTCCTTTTTAGGTACTGATAGAGATTTATATTTAGCAGGGTCTGCCATATGTTTCCTTTCTTATAATTGTTCTTCTCATATATGGGAATTTACAATAAAAAAACAATCCTTGCAAGTATTATTTTTTTAAGATATTATTTAGATCTCTTCTCACACCTTTTGTTTGTTCGTCCCTTTCTTGGGACGGACAGACAGGTTCAATTCTAAGTTGTAAGTTCAGGTTGAGGAATGTCTTCAGGTTTTTTCTTAGGAATGATTACTGTAGTCTCTATACAATCAAACTTTATATATATTTTGTGGGTATTGATTTCTTTAGCCCCTATATCTTGTGTCTTTCTTAAGGCTTCTTCATAGCCTGCCACCATACAATCATAAGATGTTTCAAATTGTGTTGGCCAATGATAGGGAGGCATACACGTCTGTGCGACAGTAGAACACATATATAATATAAGACTGATTACTTTCATTATTTTCCCTGGCCCCGATACTTCTTCCAAGACCTACGCTTATGTTTGTTCATTTTAGTTTTACTAGGATTGCGTCCAATTGACGTTTTGTGAAAAGTAGGTTCGTGTTGGACTAATTCTTTAAACTTTTTCTTTGCCATCAGCCTCTTCCTTCCACTCTCTCACAAATGGTTTAGTTCCTTTAGGAACTTGAATGGCTGGTAAATAACTGATCTTACCATTAACGTGTTGGTGTAAATCTGCACCACACGTTAAACATTTATATAATTCTTGGGACAGACCAACTAAAATACTATATTGATTACACGTTGGACATTTTCCGTTTACTATTTCTGCGCTTAATCTCATTGTTTTTACTTGTATTATTATTTTCCTCTGCAGTAAAGTAATTTAATTCTGGGAGTATCTGTTGTCTATGTCTACGCCTATTCTTCTTAAGAAAAAATGCGTATGCTTTTTTATTCAAGGATTAATGAAAGAATTTTCTTCTCTCCCATATATACTTCTACGTTTGCCTTAGACTTTATGCATTTAAAAACTACTCTATCAGTAGAATTTCTATCCTTCATAGCATAACGCTTAGCCTTTAAACAATTTTGTAAGCTATCGTGATAACGATGCTCAATAATTTTATGGTCCTGCAGAAGTAAAAGGGCAAATACAGTTTCTATAATCATTGGTGACCTCCTGATCCATTTCTAATTAATTTTTCAACGTCTTCATTAAGCTTCTTAACTTGTTCTTTTAAAAAATCAATGTTAACGGCATTATGTCTCATTCCCTTAATTTCATCTTCAATGTCAGCTACAACACCTGCGATGTGCTCCACCAACATAAAAAGCTCGGCCTCCCCGGAAGACTGACCTAATTCTCCACGCGGGTATTTGATTCTAAACTCTGAGTTCTGTGCTAAATCTTTTTCAAATAATTCTAATTTTGTGCTGTGTTGGTTAAGTTTTTCATTGATACCGAAGTAAGCCCAGGTGCCAATTGCGACCATCGCGATCAAACTGGCAACCGTCTTCATAGGCATCTGTACTTTTGCTTCTTCAGAAATTGATAGTGGTTTATCTTTAGCCATTAGTTATAACTGTATCCTGTGTTACCTTGTTCTAATTTTTTAAATAATTGTTCGTGTTGTTTGAAAATTTCTTCATCTGAATCCATCATATCATCCATTTTATCTTGTAGTTTTTCTACTTGTCTTTCAAGTTTAGAAACTTTATCTAATTGAACAGCTTGATTTGTAGATAAATCAAACGTTCTAGTGAGTGTCCAGCCAGCTAACGCTAGCAAGATTCCCACTAGTAACGTCATTAATTTTTCAATCATTTTTTCTTTTTTAATATCCCATCCATTTCAAAGTATTGTCTTAATAGATACACTTTAAATTTGATCCAGAGTTTTTTTAATTTGCTCATAGATCCTCCCTTGTTAAGGTTAACTTAAAATATTAGAATAATATTATTCCAACAACAAGACCTATTCCCGCACCAATAATGTAGTGATTATAGTCCAACCAAATTTTTTGACTAAGTAATTTAATTTTTTCCATAGTTTCTCCTATTTAATTTCGCCCCAACTGGGACCAGATTCATAATCTACTTTATTTGGAACCTCCAGTTCAACTGCTGATTCCATTATTTCAATTATATCCTCTGCCTTTTTATCAGATTCTACAGAAATATCTACCTCATCGTGAATCTGTATGTGAGGTATTATACCATTTTCATACAGTGCAACCATACTTTTTTTAGTCATATCGGCTGCTGATCCTTGGATTAATTTGTTTAAAGCTTTGTAAGTAAAAGCTCTTTTTAAAGGTTCATCATATTCTTTTCTTGCTTCTTCTAAAGGTAAGGGCTTAAAGATACCAAATTGTACGGGCTGCCATAGATCAAAGTGACACGCTCGACCAAGTAAAGTTCTAATCTTTCCTCTATCATTTGCCTTACGAGATACATTGTCCATCAATTGTTTTACGAAAGGTGCTTTAGTGTGGTACTGTCTAATTAATTTCTCAGCTGATTCTTTCATCAATCCTAGTTCAGCCATCAATTTATTTTTACCCATTCCATACATAAGACCTAAATTAATCGTCTTAGCCTGCTTTCTTTTTATGCCTGCCATATCGGCCACGACCTGGTGGAAATCAGCGTCTCCGGCCTTGTATGCGTCTACAATTTCTTGAACACCTGCCAAATTTTGCAGTTTTGCGTAATGTACCAAAATTCTTGGTTCCTGTTGAGAGTAGTCAAATGATCCCCATTTACAATTTTCTTCGGGAATAAAAATAGATCTAATCATTGGTCCTAACTCTGGATGTCTTGCAGGAATTTGTTGTAAGTTGGGATTACTCATTGAGAATCTTCCTGTTACAGTTCCACCTGCATCTGATCTAATTTGATTTATGTCTGCGTGTATTCTTCCATTCACTGCGTGTTTAGTTATCGAATCAATAAATGTACTATGTGCTTTATTTAATTCTCTTGCTTCAGCAATTGCTTGAGGCAATTCGTGTGGATGATTCTGTAAAAAGTTTTTAGTAAAACTTGGCTCTTTACTTTTTTCTGTTCTATCATATGGAAGTTTTAATTTATCAAAAGCTTTTGCAATTGATCTAGCTGCCATAATCTCTACATCGACACCAGTTAAATCTTTTATTTTTTTAATTAATTTTTTTTCTCTACTAATTAAATCTTTTTTAATTTGATCAGCTCTAGTTAAATTTACTCTTACACCTTTAAATCTCATATCAATTAGACAAGGAAATAATTTAGTCTCCAGGTTAAATACATCCCAAAGTTCTTGTGCATATAATTCATTCTCTAATCTTTGCCAAAGTTTAAGTGTAGACTCCGCATCACGCTCCGCGTACTGTCCAACAAAAAGAGCTGGCAATCTCCACAGATCTTTTTTAGGATCTAGTCCATACTCTTTAGCTGCTGCGTGTAAAATTTTTTCATCCTTACCTACACCAGTATAATGTTTAGCTAGTATATCTAGTCGATAAGATAATCTATTCTCATCAATCAAAGATGCTGCAATCATTGTATCTACAATCTTGCCTTTGATGGTTAAACCTGCTGATCTTAACCAGCAAATATCATACATCGCATTGTGAAATATAAAGGTAGTTTCAGTTTGATTGAATAAGTCTTGAAGCCACGAAAACACCAGTTTTTTGTCCATATTGCCTCCGGACTCGTGGTGTATAGGGAAATAGCCTGACCAGCCTTCTACGGCCACTGCAACGCCAGCAATGTGGCCTTTTCCAGTGACGTTTCCCGATCCGAGCTCAGTTAAATGCGGATCATTTGTTTCTAAGTCTATTGCGATTTGTTTAGCGCCACGTAAATCTTTTAATTCTTCTGGCATAACCCACTCAGTCTCTGGAGTGAATAAAGGTATTTGTGTACTTCTCACTTGTCTCTCCTCGTTATCCCCCAGGTGTTAGTTTTAATTTTTTCTTCTTCAGCAGGACTAGGGTAATCCCGTTCTATCATCATCTCTATAAAATGAATTGCTTTAAGCAAGTCTTCTTTTTTACCTTTAAAGGGATGACGACATATATATTTTATAGCGCACCCTTCCGGAAAAAGCAACTTATTCTCTACCACAAATTTACTTGGCTGAATTTTAAAATTTTGATAATGTTTTCCGCCGATTTGTTTATCCCAAACACTCATAATAAATACGCTTTACCAAAGTCCCTTGGATCCAAGACGTGTAATTCACGTTTCGCTCTTGTCGCGCCCGTGTAGAATAATCTATGTAATTCATCTGGGTCATAACTAAAAGTTTCTAACGCTGCATTAGTTATGTCTTGCATCAATAAGACTTTATCCGCTTCACCTCCCTTCGCTCCGTGTATTGTTGACATTATTATACGAGGATTTTTATTTAACGTTTCACCATTCGCCCTCATATTACGAATGTAATTCTCTGTCATAGGATCTAATCCTTCGAATGCTTGATACCAAACACTACTGATAATTAAGCCGTGATCTTTTTCACATTCTTTTAATGTATATTTATCATCTGAATGTAAGGTTTTACCTTTTCTAAATCCTTCTAATACATTGGATCCTAAGTATTCATATATATTTTTTATCTCCAGGTGATTTAATTGTGCACCTTTCCTCCAGGCTTCCCAGTTATTTAAAGCTAATAATAATTTTAAAGGAATAGAGTTACGTCCTTTAAATTGATAATACCATCCTCTTAATTCACATACTTCTTTAACTGAATCTAAAAAATGATTGGCAGAAGATAAGACTAACCAATTCCCTTCAGACATATCTACCTGCGTAATATCAGAATATCTTTTTAAGATTCCGTGTTCTTCTCTAGGTTTATAAGATTTATCAAATCTATTTTGTACTTGATTAATTATTTTTTGAGAGAGTTCGTGTATAGGTCCTCCAGGAATCCTATAAGATTGATCTAAGGTTTGGATGTCATCTACTTCTTCTTTTAAAGCTATAAAATGATCTACATCTGCACCAGCCCATTTAAAAATAGCCTGGTCATCATCGCCTGCAATATAAGTTTTACCTGCGTGGCTCCAAATCTTCCTTACCATTTCCCATTGTAGTAATGACAAGTCTTGTGCTTCATCTATAAATAATACTTCAAATTTATTTGTAGATTCTTTTGCTAGAAAATCTTCTAGTAGGTCATTAAAGTCTTTTAATCCTTTTTCTTTTTTAAATCTTTTCAGTTCATCAGCTAAAAGAAACAAAGTATTTCTTTCTATATCGAGAATGTTTTGTCTTGAATCATAATATTCTAAAAGATCCATTCGCTTTACGGCTGCTGTATTAATAATTGTTAGGTATTCATTATCAGAATTAAATGTACCATCGCTCTCAGAAAATTTTGCAGTCTTAATAGGTATGCCACATTTTTCTCCAAACTCTTTATAATCATCTGGACCCATCATCTTTTCTTTAGTCATTCCTAATTGATTGAATGCATAAGAGTGAAGAGTTCGAAAAAAAGCTAGATCATTATCTACATCCAGGCCAAATTTTTCCGCAGCTCTATTCGCTGCTTCGGTTGCAGCTTTCTTTGTAAAAGAAAAATACCCTATTTGTTTAGGCCTTATTCCTTGCTGGATAAATTGATCCACTAAGTTTAACAAGGTTGTTGTCTTGCCTGTTCCCGGTGGTCCTAAGATTATTGTTTTCATATTTTTTTAGTTTTCGTTTTAGTAATCTATTCTTCATTTTAAGATATTCATTTTCTTTATGTAATTCTTCTATCTTTAATCTAAATCTTAAATGCCAATTTTCTCCTACATCTTTATCAAACATTAAAAATTCTCTTCTTGATATGGAATTTTAGAAACAGACGCTTCCGTTTGTTTCATTGTTTTAATTTTAATTAATCTCGGTTGTTGCTTTTTAATTCTTACTCTTTCCTCACATACAAATATTTTTTCCATTCTTTTTAATAAGTTTCCAGTATAGTTTTTATCTTTTTCCCAATGATTTCTTTTGCAAAAATTAAAAAAATCTTCCATTCTAAAATATGTAAATTCTCTTTTCTCATCGGTGTATGGTAGTTTATTAAATACATCATCCATTGTTCTTGCGGATTGTCTATTGGTTGTCCAGTCTTGCAAGAGTCCTGTTAATTCATTTTCTGGATCTAAAGATTCTAAAGGTTCTACTTCTTGTAAGTCTTGCATCATTGGTTTTAAAAAATGTTGTTTCCAATCTTTTGGTTTAGGAATAGGAACTACTAAATTTGCTTGATCTAAACACGCCAACGCAAATAAGTTTGGACTATAAAGTTGTTCTGTTTTTAATTCGATCCGCGCTCCTCCTACGTCTAAAAACCATTGTGGGGGAGTGGAAGAATATTTTGTAAGACTTCCTAAAACGGGCATCGCTTCTTCACCGAATCCTACACCAAATCTTTTTGTTCTGCATAAACTAGCTTGACAAACCGCGTTAATAGGTGCGTCCTTACATCTATACTTATCATAACCTTTTCTATTTACTGATTTAATTAATTGTTGAACCTCACTATTACTTAATGGTGGATCCATATATTTGTGATTCGCTTTTACAATTTCATCTTCCCAAGAATCTGGTTTAGATTGTTTATAATAAACTGCGATATTAAATAATGCATTATTCCGTGAGCCCTCCCCAAAACCAATTGTTGCCAATTTGTTTAAACAAGGAGGACCACCAGGAAATGCTTCTTCTATTTTTTTTTCTTCCGTTTTAATATTTTGTACGTCTTCTTTTGAGCAAGCCCAAACATCATAGAGCTTATAAAATTCCTCAAGTGTACAACCGGCGCCATTATCGTTGATAGCATAACGCAGTCCTTTCATTTCATTATAGTAGGGTAGGTTTAAAAAGTTTCCAGTGTCCCCACGTTCCACTAGAATTTCTGTTTGTTTTGGAAAAATTTCTGAGCCTTCATACCCAAGTATGATTGCCATTTGTTTTAATTTAGATTGCATCAAAGATGCAGGAATATTTTCTTTAGTAAATAAAAATACGTGTGCTCCTCCAGATTTAGAGCGACAAACTATTAAGGGAAGATTAAGTCTACGAATACTTTGTATGAGGCGAAGATGGTCAAAGTTATATTCGTCAATATCAATGCACCCCCAGCGACAACTATTGTCTTCAGTAATAGGGATGATGCCGAGCGCTGGGCCTTTGCCTTTAAGGTGGTCTGACCATAAAGAGTTGGTAACGTCCCCCCTAACAATAAAAGCCTTACCTTTTTGTTTTCCGTTTTCTCCTCGCTCACCTGGTTGATATTGTCCATAAGCGATTTCCAATCCTAAAAATATTGATTTGAATTTATCCATTATCATTTCTTCCTTCTTTGTAAAGGGGCTTCTGGTAGGTCTCACCCAGAATTATTCCTAGCGCCTGCCGCGCATAGCATCCAAGACCAATGGGCCCCTTCATTATTTAGTAAGGAGTTGCGTCGCTTACTTTCTCTTCTACATCAGCTTTTGTTTGAACGCTCCCTTTAGAAACATTTCCGGAAAAACCTTTTGCACTTAAGTACAAAGCTTTATCCTGCTGTCCTAAAATTCTGTCCTGTGTCACAACCCAGCCATACCAAGAACCTTTATCATTCTTTTGTAGCGTAGATGCTAGATTATAGACAACGCCGTGCATTGGAGGAATTGCAAATCCACCTTTCCCATCAGGAATTTGAATGGTTTTCATCATAGAATTCCATTTTTTACTGACATTAAGTTGGGTAGATTTCATTGTAATTAAAGCTGGAGTAAATCCTCCACCTTTAGTTTCCACCATAATATAGTAAGAAGCAGTTTCCTCAAGATAATTACCATTAGGTAGTCTAATCTTTGATCCCTCTCTCTTACCTGTAGAGATTACCGCACTGTTCGGCATATGAACAGCCACTGGAGCACCAGGACCATCCCCTCTATCCGACCATTCCGGGTAATCTTTCTTGTAGTAGCAAGGAATAACCTTGATACCTTTTTTACCATCGTATAACTCGCTGGTAACAGTATTATAGATCATACCAGGTTTGGCACCTTCTATATACTTTGCATCACCATCAGTTACCTGCGGCGATAGTTGTCCCAAGATTCTGACAAATGGTAACGCCATATCGTCTTGCGTCATATTTTCAAAACCTTTGGATACGTCATCACCAAACAACGCTAGTGATGTGTCTTGTTTAGCTTTTATTTCATTAGCCATTATACATTCTCCATTAGTTATTTCCGGGTTATTTTAGTTTTGTCTTTAATCCAAGTACTAAAGACATCAGAGGGCATATCAAGCCCGGACTCGATACGCTCCCTGAATAAGGCAGTTAATGTTGCCCAAGCCACATCAGATTTCTGCTCTGGCTCAAACCCATTATTCTGCGCAAGGTCCAACAATTGTTTCGCCTTGTCATCTTCTCCCTTTCCAAAAGTTACAAAGACATTGTTTTTAATAATATCTCCTAAACCTTGGTCACGAAGCCATTGATAGGCTGCAGCTCTTTTTGATTCATCTTTCGGAAGAGTGCACCTAAATTCTTTTTTAACAGATACTTTAGATCCATCAGCTAATTTAATTTCTGATAATCCTTGTTCTGCTAATAATTCTGGTATTACACGAGAGCCAATGTCATCGGCCTCCGCTTTTTTATTTTTGAGTTGCTCTTCTAAATTAGCAATCTCATCTTCTTTTTGTTTTAATTTTACACATTCCTGTGCAATTGTAGTTACTTCTACATTATCTAAAAGATCAGTTGAATCTTTTAGCATTTCTTCTCTTACATCAAAACTTCCACTTCCTGTAAAAGTTTTAATTTTTATTTTTTGTTTTACGCTCATAGTTATCCTTTCTGATACATATCTACTTCTAATGGATAGTATCTATATTCTCGTTTGTCCCATTTCAACATATTAAATTGTCCGTTTGTTACTTCATTCACTGCTGCTGTAGAAATTCCTATGATAACAGGATCTCCTACTGCAAGTAAATAATCTTCCTTGCGAAAGTCTTGTAAATTCTTTTTCATTTTCTGCACATAAGGAGCAGTAGAAAAAATTGCTTGGTCCCTGTTGGGTAAGCAAATTACAAGATAACCAAAATCAGACGCACTTAATATATTTATGTTAGGCGCTGGTTGTTGTACTACATAAACAAATCTTTCTTTAGGATTATCTTTATGAAATTCTAAAAAACTTTCCAAAGACGCCGGTTTATATAATTCAAATATTTTATTTTTCATTTCTTACTTCTTGACATCTTATATAATAATGTTTATATAGTTGTCAACTAGAAAGTAGAAAAAAATTATGGATTATAAATTTAAGACGAAGCCGTATGGTCATCAAATTACTGCGTTAGAAAAATCGTGGCATAAAGATGAATATGCATATTTTATGGAAATGGGTACCGGTAAATCAAAAGTATTAGTAGATAATATAGCGATGCTATACGATAAAGGCTCTATAAATGGGGCGCTAATTATAGCACCAAAAGGAGTTTATAGAAACTGGTTTTCACAGGAAATTCCCGAACATTTACCTAGGCATATTGATTGTAAAACGGTACTATGGACTGCTTTAACTTCTAAGACAAAGGATAAAGAGTACCAACAATTGTTTAAAGTAGATTATGACCTTCACATCCTTATTATGAATGTTGAAGCATTTTCGACAAAGAAAGGCCTTGAATTCGCCACAAGGTTTTTAAGGTGCCATAACACGTTAATGGCAGTTGATGAGTCTACAACTATTAAGACACCTACTGCAAAGCGAACTAAATCAATTTTAGTATTAGGAAAGTATGCTAAATATAGAAGAATCTTAACAGGTTCTCCGGTTACTAAATCTCCTTTAGATTTATACACGCAATGCGGGTTTTTAAATGAACACTTATTGGGTTTTACTTCTTATTATTCTTTTAGAAATAGATATGCCACAATGTTAGATAGAAATTTTGGTGGTAGAAGAGTGCAAATAGTAGGGGGATATAAAAGACTTGATGAATTGTCTAATTTATTAAAACCATTTTCTTATAGAGTTTTAAAAGAAGACTGTCTGGACCTTCCAGAAAAGACATATATAGAGAGAGAAGTAGAATTAACCGATGAGCAAAAACAAACTTATGCCACAATGAAATCCGCGGCTCTCGCTCAACTAAAAGGGAAGATGGCTACCGCGCCTCACGTATTGACCCAATTGATGCGTTTACACCAGATAACTTGCGGTCATTTAAAAAATGACGATGAGTCTATTACAGAAATAAAAAATAATAGAATTAACTCTTTAATGGAATTACTTGAAGAAACAGAAGGAAAAGTCATTATTTGGGCTAATTATGTGTATGATATTAAAAGAATTGTAGCAGCTTTAACTAAGAAATATGGTGAAGAGTCGGTGGTGCAATATTATGGCGCAATTCAGGCAGAAAAGAGGCAGAAATATATTGAAACATTTCAGCATCCAGACTCTGATGCGCGATTCTTTGTAGGTAATCCACAGACTGGTGGATATGGAATAACTTTAACTGCAGCGAATACAGTAATTTATTATTCTAATGGATATGACTTAGAAAAAAGGCTACAGTCAGAAGACAGAGCCCACAGAATAGGACAAAAGAAGGCGGTAACATATGTCGATCTTATAGCACCAAAAACGGTAGATGAAAAGATCAGAAAAGCGTTGAGAAAAAAGATTAATATAGCAACTGAGATAATGGGAGAAGAATTGCGAGAATGGATTTAATAATTTTGACAGACGGTCTATATCATTTGGTACCTGTAACTCAAGAAATGTTAGGAAATATAAAGTTATTTACAGAAGTTAATTGTTTTGAAATGTGTGATATTTTAAGAATAAAATTAACCACCTATGCGGGCGATCCATTAAATCAACACGTAATGAATGATGGAAGGGGAGATTTTTATGGATGTATGTGTAGATGATCTGGAGTATGTTAATTATAATAGGTATCTATGCCCTCATTATAGGAATACTTATAATGTGGAATAACGAAAAGAATTGATACGTTAATGACCAACTAGTAGGCGTCCAAGTTATGCTTCGCGCTTTCCTCTGTACGTTAGCAATGACCTGAAAGGGTAGCAACCAACGTTGGCCGGTTACCACCGCGTTCCCTGATCAGGAAGGTGGTGCCGCGTATATGAATGATGTGGGATTTTCTAAGATGAACTAAAAAAATTGTCAAAAATTAGAAACGGGTTTAGATGTCTTGTAATCCAGTTTCTCGGTTCAAATATTTATATTCTATTTTGTGAATATCAAAGTCATCCATAATTTTCTTACAGATTTCTGTGTGTTTAAATTCTCCACAAGAATAAATATCAAATTGCATTAGTGCTGGGTGAGGTTCATCCCAAACGTGCATTACAATGTGAGAAGTTTCGATAACAGCTATACCAGTGATGCCTCGGTTACCTTCCATTGAACAATACTTAACGTAAGGACCCATCATTACTTTCATATTGATGGAATCAATAAACTCTTTCATCCACTCTGTTAATTGTTCTTCGTCTGTTGGAGGTCTTACAGCTTCGGCACGGATAATAAGATGCTTATGCACCAACAAACTGTTTTGCATAACACTATCCTACTACTTGTCCGTCTTTCCATTCCATCTCTGGAAGGCCTTTCTTTGTCGAAAATGCTTCAACATTCATAATA